GTTATTTAATTAACATTAAATTAAATTAATACTAATCGGTAACTTCCGGTGCCTCACGTTTCGCTCCATTCATCTCATCGTCTATTCTTCCATCTATGAAATTTGAAATAGACTCGAGGTTGATTGGTTCACCACTGTAGGCACCTTTAAATACGGCAATGTATTCAAAGTAATTTGACGACCCAAATGATTTGGCTACGTCACTTGCTCGATCATAGGCTAACTGAGGACTCTTTGCTTCAATTAAGACCGGAGCGGTTACTAGCTGCTTGTGATCATCAGGAAATGTAATAAATTCAAATTTCCACTTAAGTTCAAACTCAAAGACGTAATAAACATTCTTAAGAATTCGATCAGCCGAAGTCACTAGTTGTTCACTCACTTTCGCTTTCTTTATTGTTTTCATTCTTCTCATCTTCTTATTAAATTATAAAATCTATGTTGGTATTTTAAACTAAGCACCAAAAGCTAGTATAGAGTGCATCTTCTGTCTAGACTCTGGTGTTGGAGAGGCGTACATTGCATGGAGATAAGATCGGCGTTGTGAAAGAGCTGTGTCTTCATAATCAGCGAGATTGAAACCCAATTTGGCTAATTCAGCTAAAGTTTGTTTTGCTTTTGGGTCGCTATCAGCTCGTGAATATATCTGTGATAGCCAAGCTTGCCCATCCTCACTAGCTGAATATGCTATAATAGTCTGCTTATCAATGTCTGGTAGTGCGAGCACGCCATCGTACAGAACATTAACAACTGAAGAGAACATTGGGTACTTCGAAAGAATATCTTTCCAGGCTTTATCGAGAGACTGATCAAACATTGGGTGAGTGTTAAGTCCCTCAGCACGTGATAGCAGTCCTAACCTCAAAACGGCTTCAGGTTTGCCATCATAGGAAGACTCGTTAAAGAAAGTCTGCTGAAACTGGCGGCTCCATAACGGTACACCAGCAAGAGGAAATTTACCATTGAACTTTGACAGCGTACCAATAGGCAAGAGTTTCTTCAAAAACATATTCCCTTCTTTAAGCTTCGCTGTTAATCCGCAAGACCGTATGGCTTCACTGAACTTTATTTCATCAATCTTCTGATCTAAAGTAAATAAGACGTCATCAGATTGCACAAGAATAATAAACCTACCAGCAATCCAATCTTTAACAATACTTGGGTAAAACTGCTCGAGCGCGTAAAGGTTGGCAGACACACTAATTATCGATCCTAGTTCTGATGTTGGCAACGTCCCGGATAGTAACGTCACAGCTTTTGAAAAGAAAGTTACGTATTGCGGCTCAGCTGTCAGAAAACTGGGAAAAATCGCGCCAGTAGTGTCTAAGAATCCCTTGTACAGATTATACTCCCAGTTATACTTCCTAGCCTTTTCCGCGAGGCATGTTACAGCGTATTTCATCAAAGCGTTTGAAATTGTCGTGTCATAGCTGCTAAAATCAGACTCATATGCTACATACCCTTGTTTGTTTAACCTTTGAATATAATCATTAACCATCTCTGGCGCATGGTACATCCCTAACTTTGATTTTCTAAAACTTTTCATTTGATGAACTATTGGCGTGACAGTTACATTAAACGCGTGAGAAGCTGGATAAACCAATCTTTGATTACTTTCCCAAGACATTCCTTCATAAATCGCTGTAAATTCATTTCCGTCGTGATAAAATAACGGCTGCGGTTTATGTCCCTTTGCTCCTTGCCTATAAGACAATGCAGCAGAGAAGGTCATGCTACCGTCAGGTAAACCTAAACTTTCACCCCAGTGATAAGCAGCCCCAAGCCATTCAAGTGGATCTAGAGTGTACTCAGGTGGTGGCATATCAAACAACGTTATTAACCTCTTCTCATGATAACCATTTCCTTCGCTATCGACCCCGCTGGACGCGAAAGCGGGCCCACCAATAGCGGTCTCCTTCGCATCTTGCAGCAGTGTCATTGCGTCACTGCGAACAGGCATTTTACTTTCAGTTCCATCAATATAGTGATGAGCAACCTCTCTAATGATCTCAAGGAACCTGGGAGCATATTGAACGTCGATGAGATCTGTAGATGCTGGGATTGCGATATGACGCGCGTACTTTTGGGTTCGCAGGATCGTCAACCTATCAGCGTCATCCCATTCGTCAAATTTGAGTGGGTCTGAAAATGCAGCGGCTTTACCTTTTAACAACTCTGTAAAAGAAATGCCGTCATTCCTTGTCCTAGCGAGTATTGCCAATCTATCAGGTAAAGGCGCACTCGGGGAACCGTATAAATTACTGTAACTTTGCACTAATTCGCTATTACTAAGTAATCTAGATCTTCCCTGTTTTGATCTCCCATATAAAGTCATTTCAAAATGCTGAACGTCAAAGCCTAACTTCATCGCATCATCTAACATATTGGATGATTTAATGGGCACTTCTAATTTTTTACAGATAAGGGAGCGATTGCGACTGGAAGTAAGTAACGGATGAACTGCTCGGGGTTGGCATTATTAACCCTTGGATAGTCACCCGTTATTAAGTCCTTCGTCAGATGATCAGACAATGCCGCCTCATCGCTTTCGTCAAACGCTTTACTCTTAAAAGCATTCGAATTATTGCGACCTTGCGTTACTATTGCCATACCTTAGCTCTCCTTCTTTAGCTTATCGTCATCACTCTTCTTCTTCTTCTTCCTTTCAATTATCTCGGCTCTTGTGAGACCTTTGAACTCCTCGTCGATTTTGTCACTCTCAATTTGAGCTTCTTCACGAAGTGTATCGATTGCATCTGATTCAGAATTACCGAGTCCAAGTTCTTTTGTTGACGTACTGATCTTCCCTTTACCCATATCAGCTTCAACGGTTTGCGCTGTTTTATTAGCGTTCACGTCTTTTTCCCCTTCTTTGTTAAAAGTCTCTAGATTGGGCTGCTGTGTCATCAAGTCAGGATTTTTATTCCCTTGGCTATCAAGAGTTACCTTCGCTGTATCTATGATCAACTCATTGCTATTACCCTTGTCAAGACCGTATTTCTTTGTCGTTCCTGTACCAATGGGTGCGTCTAAATGCGTTTCGGTTAAATTCGCAATGGACTTCGTTCCTTTAATTTCACCACTCCCAAATGTCACAAGTTCATAACCTTCGCCGCTAGACTCCCTCTTTTCAATTCCTTGA